ATGTTTACTCTGCAAACCCAAAACATTTAGCAGAACTTGTAGATAATTACATGAGAATGACTAGAAAAAAACAGTTAAAAATGAAAAATCAGGCTTTTGAAATTGCCAACAGTACATTTTCTGTAGAAGTTCTTAAAGATAAATATTTAAATTTATTTGAATCATTAATGTAAAAAGCGGGCCTATTTCTAAGCCCGCTTATTTTTACTGAGACTGTTTATTACTTTGCAGTCTTTTTCTTTCCCTTGGCTTTACTTAAAGCCTCTTCAACAACTTTTGCTGTTGGTAAACGACCAAATGCTGGATCGTTTGGATTAATTGCACGTGCTGCAACTGGAATAATTGCTCCAATTAGCGCTGCCCACAAATCTTTTGGATCTGTTACGCCTGCAACGTAAAGTGCTGATGCTGCACCAACTACTGAACGTGCATATGATGCAAGCATTGCCTTAAGTTCTTTTTGTGTCATTTTATCCTCCTAGGATGTGACTCTAACCAGTATAGCATAGCCAGACCAGCAAACATTGGCGAGGCTGGAACTGGCAATTTGAATGCAGCAAAAATAACACCACATCCAAAACCTGTAATAAGTGATAGTATTATTTGTTTCATAATTTATTTTTATTTAATAGGATTATCTATTGGAGTTGGAGCGGTAGCAAAAGTTCCACAATTGTTACACTCTATATCTAAATGATACATTCCTATTGTATAAGTCTCTGGATCAAATGAAACTAATGCTCTAAATAAAATATTTCCACAATTAGGACAGGTGCAAGTTGGAATTCCTCTAGCGTCTATCAAGAGTTTCCTCTGGTAAAAATTTTTTAAGTTCTGCAATTTCTTTGGATAATTTTTTAATTGTAAATTGAGTTAAAAAATTTTCTTTCTCTTCAGATTGATTATAATTTTTAATTTGAGGTTCTACTTCATTCATAAATTTTTTTATTCCATCTTGAACACTTTCTATGTATTCAAAAGCCCAATCACGAGAATCAGAAAGAAATTTAATAAAATTTTGAGTATGAATATCTTGATCAATGTTTAAGTTTTTAATGTTTGCATAATTTTCATATGCTTTTTGTAGTTCAACTTTAGACATCAAGACTTCAGTAAAAGAATTTGTTATTTTATTTACTTTAGACATTGCCAATATATATGCTATAGAAAAAGAAAATGTCATTAAAGTTAATATAGCCAATAATGTTTCCATGATACTATTGTACCCTACTTTCACGAACTACCCGCATTACTTTAATCGCTCTCGTGTTACCATTACGATGGCTCCCTCCATTTCTAAAGCCTTTTTAACAAGAATTACATATTTTACTGCTTCTATTTTTTGGTCATGTGTTAGCGGTAAAAATGCTTTCTCATCTAATTTTATCGTAAGAAAGTGCTCGTTGTCAATAATAGATATTTTAAAATTACTTGGAGATGGTATATTATGAAACGCTTTACGCATATTTTGTGTATACATTTTATTCCGTTGTTAAGGCCTGCCAAATGTAAGACCAATCTTTTTTAGTCTTATGATTATTAAACTCTTTAGATATTTCACCGTCTTGTAAATAAACACCGCCCCAAACTCCCCATTCTTTTCCAGACACACCATTAGCAAAACAAGTTCTTGCAACTGGACAGGCTCTACATAAAGAATCTACAAATTCTCTAGTCTCTGGTTTTTCTTCATAAATATCAAAATAAATATTTGTGTCTGAATTTAAACATAAAGCGTTATCTTTCCAAAGATGCTTCTTCATGTTTATATCCTATATTTATTGGGTATGCCCCATCCGCTGTTAGTAAGTTTATAAATGGTCTGGACGTACCATTGACCATTAACTCTAACACCGTTGATTGCGGTTCTGCCAGCCTCTGTGCGACGACGATCAGCAACGTCCCATCCTATCCAGCAAAGATTTTTATTTTTAGAAATTATTTTTTCCATTGTTTCAAGTTTATTTACTATCATTTATATTTTTTCCTCATAAAATTTAATCCAATTATTTGTAAATACATCCCAAGAAAATTTATTGCTTATAATTTTTGCTTGATCTTTTGGATTAAATTGTTTTTGTTTAATCATTTCTATAGCAGTAATAATTTTTTGTGTAAAAATTTCTACATGTTCTTCATTTGTTTTTCCTTCTATGTCATACATTATTCCATAATTACTGCCAATTTCTTTTAAAGAACCAAAATTACTATAAACAGACAAACAATTTGCTGCTAAACTTTCTACAAGAGAAAGACAAAAAGTTTCGTGCCAATTGCTTGTATGCATAAAAATATGAGAGCGTGACATGTGATCTAAAACTGTTTTGTGTGGAGTTTTCCCATAAAAGAAAAATCTTGGATCCTGCAATATTTTTTTATTAGTATGATCAATTTTTACTGTATCTGGAATTATTTCATTAAAAATATTTAATCTAAAATCAATTTCTAATTTAGATAAAGCATGTAGACCAATCTCAAGACCTCTGCCTGGAGATGACGTATATATTAGTTCTGGAATTTTTACATTATCAAACCTGTTAATATCGTTTTCAATCTCTGAAATTGCATTATAAATTACAATAACTTTATTTGGATCTATGCCAGTTTTTTTTATTACATCTTGTTTATGATATTTAGAAACTGTAATTATATATTTAACCTTATCTAAAAACCTTTTATCAGTGAACATATGATATAGTTGAAAACCAAATTGATCAACAAGATTGTGAAGCCAAATAATAATTTGTTTTGGTTCATATATTAACTCAAAATAAGGCTTGTCTGTTTGACCTGGCAAAATTAAACAATTGTATTCTTTAAGTCTTGGAACATATGGGGCTATATTTTGATGAAAATATTTAGCCATATATTCAGTTCCGCCAAAGTATTCATCTTTATAACAAAAAAATCTTGGATTTTGTTGTATCATATTAATACCTAAATACTCCAATTTCTTTACCTTTCAATTCTGCGTTAGCAATTATTTTTGATACTGGTTCTTTAGGCTTACTTACAAAAACAAAATAATCCATGTAATCAATATTTTCATTTACCCATTCAAATGGAACTTTATAAAATTTTATTTTTCTACCTCTTGCCTTCATACCACGCTCTGAAAGATTGCAAAATTCTGAAACCATAGAGTTAACTTTTACTGGACCCAAAGAATAAACATTAAACTCAATATCACTTTCTTTCATATTAGACAATGCTACGCCCATGGCACGTAAGAAAATATTATATTCGTCAAACTGTCTAGTTCCCTGAACCACCACGTTCATCGTCATTCCTCCTATTTAAATTATCTAATATAAAAAGCATTTTGTCAAGTTCTTCTTTTGACATATTATTAGTATCTATTTTTTGAGCATTGTCAAAATCTGGATGGCCATTAATTATTTTTGATACATAAAAAATGTTATTGTCTACCCAGTAAGCCTTACCTTCTTCTGTAAAAATTACTTTTAAACTTTTTTTTTCATGATCATTGGCCAACTCAAATTTTGTTGAACTCATTGCAATTTGAAAGTTTGTAAGGTGTTTTAAAAACATTAAAACATCTTTTTCTGAATACATTTTTTTTTGCATTTCGCTTATAGTTTTATATTTTGTCAATAAAAACAACATTAAAGAATATAAACAAAATGCAATAAAATAAGGTATTACCCCATTAATTAAATTCATTTTTAACTATTCTGATTTTGTTTTTGTAATTTTTGTTGCGGGAATTGGCTTAGAATTGCTTTGTAACAATTTATTGTACCTTAATTGCCACTGCAAATTAACATACTCTAACTCATTTGTTCTCTGTTTGTAAAAATGAATTAGTTGTTTTAATTCTTCAATCCCTAAATCTTCCATAATTTTCCCCCTTAATTACTAAAAGCGCTACCCTGCCAAACCTTTTTTACACGATTTTTTTCACGTTCTGCAATTTTACGTGACCAAGAAAATCCTGCATCTCCACCCCACGCATCCCACATAATGCGACCATTTGATGGATCACTATTATTATAGAAGTCTTTGCCCTTTTTGTCAACTTCATGACGAGAAAAAAATGAATACATTCTTTTAACAGTACTAAGAGACATTGCTCTACCTGCAACTATATCTGTTGCACGTCCCCATCCTATTGGAGTTCCAGCACCTTTTGCTTTACCCTCTGCTTTCCAACGTAATGCACGACGTGCTGCAGCCTTCATTCCAGATGTTGGCATGTATGTTTCAGCCTTATGAATATCTGAGGGTTGTACAATTTTAATTTTTGACATTTTTTTTATACTCTCCGTATTTTCCTAAAATTTCTTTAACTGTACCATTTTTTGCAAGACGAACAACCATACCATTTTTTATTTGAATTGGATTAAAACCATCATGTCTTTTATATGATCCAGATGACATTTTATTTTCTAAATGTTTTCATGTCAAACAAAGAACCAGACCATTCAGATTTTTTAGTTGATCTTGGATGTCCCTTTGGAAATAAATCTAAATCAAAAGGTTTTCTTGGAAATCTGCCACGCAAACCAGCCATAAAAGCATTTACTCTACCCATGGCCCATTGCTCCGCACCAGAAACACTCCCCCTAACTGATGAAGGATTGCTTCTGTATGCTCCTATACCACGACGATAAACAGCCTGCAAGGTTCCTACACTAATTCTTTTATCACCATCTTTACCTTTGTTATATGCTTCCACAAGCGCTCTTAATTTTGATTCAGGTGCTTTTTCCATCAGTTCTTCTGGCAAATACATTTTTTCATTATCAATTGGTTCAGAATTAATTCTTAAGGAACTAAATGGTTTTACTACACGTCTATCAGTTCTTGATCTTTTGCCTTTTTCATTTGTTGCGTAAACTCTTACAACTGCAACTGGATTATCTGAAGATGCTTCAACAGTTTCATTGGTTCCTGGAAGTTTAATTTTGCCAGAACGTTCTATTCTTTCTACAACTCCATGTGCAGATTCTGTTTTGTCTGGTGGTTTTGGCACTGCAAAAGTAACATGATCTCCAACAGAAATACCTTTTGCTTTATCAATACTATCTAACTTTGTAACTGGCACACAATTTGGAACCATTCTTCCATTTCTTTCTTTCATTCCTACTTGTTTATATCCTACCCAACAAGCCTTAGTCACATTATCCCATTTATCTTCTTCTTCGTTGTCAGAATGATAAGATTTCATAGTTTCTTCCGCATCCATTCGATGAGTTTCTTTATCTACTTTTTGTGCATCTGCATACATCATACCAATACTGTAAGCAGTTGGTTCCCACATATCATTTTCTTCTTTATAAATTCTAACAGACATTGCTGGATTTTCTGGTGGCATTGATCTTAAAGAATATCTGGTTCCAGGTAGTCCAAGAATACCACCTTCTTTCATTATGTGTTCTACTACACCGTGAACCAAACCCTCTGTAGTTGTTCCCATTACAAAATCTCCTTCTTTAATATCGCGAGCAGATTTTGTTATATTACCTTCAGAACGATTTATTGCATAAATTTGTGCGGCAGCCCGTGCTCGTGTATCGTGACAACCCATTACTTCATTAGTACCCACTTTAAGAGCAGGGTAGCCTGAACAACCGTATGAACCTTTAGCACCTACACGATATGGCATACAAAGATTATATCAGACTTTTGGAATTTTAAGAACCCTTTTTATCTCTTCTAAGGACCATTTTTGTTGTTTAGTCAATTTGATAAGTTCGTCTGGAATGAAGGCCTTTTTGGTCAATGTTACTATAGGTTCTTCTGCAAAAAAGTCAACGTTGACATATCCAGATTCCCAAAGTTTCATGACCTCAGAGTTAACAAAATTTAAATGATCTTTGTAAAGTTCTTCGTTTATTTTTTGCATTTTGGGAGTAAATTCATAAAGAAGTTGTCCTTCTTCGTCCACACCAGCAACTCGCAATCCACCAGCAAGAATAAGACGTTCTATTTCATCATTTTCATTTTTCATAAAGTCCTCCAACTCAGTTCTTGTTTTTAATCCAGCCGCGTTACTGCAAGGCTAACACCATTCTGCTGTAAAATACAATATGTTTTTCATTTACCAGATTTTGCTCTAGCCTTTTTAAGGACTTCAAAATCTTTAATCTTGGTTTCGCCAAGGTAGCCCCAAGCATAGCCGTCCTTAATCATTTTATTATTAATAGATTCTGACTCTCCATTTACGTATACCCAGCCAAGAATGCGACCATACTTTTCAGATGAATTCATTTTTTCTGTACGTATAACTATAGACTTTGCATCTTTAATATTTTTCTTTAAATATTCTTTGGCTTCAAGCCCAAGAGCCTTTTCTGCTTTATCTGTTGTTCTTAACTCTGGCGTATCAATACCAGCCAAACGAATACGAGATGAAAATAAAATATCAAACCCCAAATCAATAATAACGTCAATGGTATCTCCATCAACAACATTTTTTACTTCTTTTACAAAATACTCATACATTATAATCCCCCTATTGGTTTTTTTCTTACTAATTTTTCACGCTCATCAATAACCTCTAACATAAAAGCCATCATTTTTTTGTAAGACTCTGGATTATTCATTATTTTATCGTAATGATGACTACAAAAAGTTAACTCGCCAGAAGCGCCTTTTACCTTAACTAGTGCCTGTACTCTGCATTTATCACAGATATCTTTGGCATTTAAAACCCACTTTCTAGCCTTTACGCTTGGGTGATCTTGTACAATACTATTCATAATACTATTATACATCTACTTTCTGTTGTTTTAACAACATTACTTTTTTAAGATGAGCAGTTTACTGACATGCTCAGGTCTTTTATCTATTATACAGCGTTAATTACTTTTTTGCAACTTTGATTGCAATTTCTTTTGGTTTTTTATCCTCTGGAATAATGCGATCAATGTTTATATATAACATACCGTCTTTTATTTCTGCATCAGTTACTTCCATATATTCACCAAGTGCAAAAGTGCGAGTAAATTTTCTACTAGCAATGCCTTTATGAACAACTTTCGCTTCTAATACTTCGTTTATTTCTCCTCTTATAATTAAAGTTCCGTTATCTACCGATACTTTAATATCGTCTTTAGAGAATCCAGCAACGGCTAAAGATAGTTTGTATGTATCTTCATCTAATTTAATTATGTCGTATGGCGGATATGCCTGACGAGTTGCTAAATTATGTACTGTGCTTAAACGTTCCAATTCGCGATTGAAACCAATAAAAAATGGATCTTTAAAAAGATCCAATGCAAATGAACTTACCATTATATGTTCTCCTTTTCAGCGAGTTTCATTTTTTGTATCCCCTTTTAGCAGATACAATCTCATTATATCATATATTGAGCCTCCTGTAGGATTTGAACCTACGGCAACCCGCTTACAAGGCGGGTACTCTACCACTGAGTTAAGGAGGCAGTACCCCCAAGGGGAATTGAACCCCTGTTACCACCGTGAAAGGGTGATGTCATAACCACTAGACCATGGGGGCAGAGAGCGGATAGCGGGAATCGAACCCGCACATTAACCTTGGCAAGGTTACGCACTACCACTATGCAATATCCGCAATACTATTATTTTAATACATCAATAACTGCATTCTTTTTATTAGTATCATGAGTCATTGCAATAGATTTTAAATAATCGTAAGTTGTTTGATAATTACCGCTATAACTTTTTGCCCAATAAGCAGCAAATGCAGACGCAGCAGCAGAGGTGCCAGAAACATTTCCTGTTGATAATTCATACCTACCTAAAGAATAAAAATCAACCTCTGCAGAATCATTTGCATAGTTTTCCGTCATATTTGACC